TAATATCGTTGCAGGCGTAATTTCTGCCGTCAATCCTCAGCAGCAATTGTCGATCAGAGTAAGCACTGGCTATACAACGAATCCTGATGGCTCTCGGTCTCCAATTTATGCTGCGCCGCAAATCGTTTCTGGTGATGTGCAGGCATTGCAGTTTACCGATATCACCCAGCTTGACGCCTTAAATATCCAAGGAGAACGGCGCAAGATTTATATCAATGGCAGAGTTGATGGTCTCGTGCGGGCAGCCCGCAAGGGTGGTGATTTGATAACCGATTCATCAGGGAATGTTTGGCTTGTCGCACTCGTTCTTGAATATTGGGATACATGGTGTGCTGTAGCTGTAACTTTGCAGGATAACGCATAATGGGCAAGACGTGGATGCTAGAACGTTGCCTATGGGGAGGGTTGTTTGTCACTCTTCTCATTTCGATCGTAGCGGCTGCCCCAACATCCCCTAGCTTTCCGACAAGCCAGAATGCGTCCGGCACGATCACGACAACAAACACGTTTCAATCCATTTGGCCGGTGCAATCACGTGCGTTCTGTGAGATTCAAAATAATGGCACCCATGTCATGTATGTATTTTTTGGTCCTATCGTCAGTGCGACGCTAGCTACGGCTAAGCAGGTCGCGGCAGCGGCATCTATTTCCTGCAATTCTGGACTTGCCGTGCTATATGATCAAGTATCTATTACTGGTACGTCAGGTGATGTCTTTTATGCCAATGAACAATGAGTTTCGTTCCGTCTCCTAATCAGTCTGGTGTAGAAACTGCCTTACGTTTATTCCTGCTTGGCGTGTTGCCAACTGGTATTGAAATCATCGCCGGTCAAGACAATCGTGTGTCCGAACCGATTGGTGCAGATTTCGTCGTTATGACGCCGATTAGGCGGCGACGTATAGAAACCAATGTTGATACCTTTGGCGATTGCGTATTTACAGGATCAATTTCTGGAACCATACTCACCGCCGGTCCCCCCTCTTGGGGAACGATTGTCGTCGGCAATCTTCTATGGGGTCCGAACGTCGCGCTACCATCCACCATTACCGGACTTGGTACTGGTACTGGCGGGGCCGGGACTTATATTGTCAGCTCATCACAATCTGTCGCTTCGCAAATTATGGCGTGTGGCGTACAATATGATTTGCAGCCAACCGAAATAACTGTGCAACTGGATGTGCATGGCCCGAATTCGGCTGACAATGCCGAAACTATATCGACGCTCTTTCGAGATGATTTTGGCTATCAGCAGTTTTTAGCATCTGGTTATAATGTATGGCCATTAGATGCCGATGATCCAAGGCAAATCCCTTTTCTCAATGCTGAACAGCAATACGAAACTAGATGGATCGTCGAAGCCAAATTGCAAGCCAATCAGATTGTCAATCCGCCGCAGCAATATATGAGTCAGGTCGATGTGGATTTGGAAGAAGTGAAATGAGCATAGGTGCCTAGCTAATCTTGTTGGAGGATTCGAACCGTCCAAGCCTCCGCCGGGGTAACAAGCTCATTCCCCTTTGTCGCTCTGAGCTGAGCGCCAATTACCGCCCCTTATTGCTCTAGTTCTCCGCGATGGAAGAGAGCAAACCAAGTTTATTGGTCACGCCAAAACTAGCTAAGCTCCGTAATCAAATATCATAACGCTCAAAAAGTCAAGCCGCTCTTCTGATGGTTTTTGTTGTCCGCTGTTTGGAGCAATTGAATGGGTCGTTTTCGCGTATCTTGTTTCTTATGGCTGTTGTTGGCCTTCCCCGCGTTCTCGCAAGCGCCGCCTCCAATGACTGTACTGACCTATCACAACGACAATTATCGCACTGGTTGGCAGCAGCACGAAGCCTCGCTCAATAGCACAAACGTAAATAGTGCTAAATTCGGAATTCTGCACCAGGTAACGCTTCCTGATCAGGTCGACGCCCAGCCACTCGTTGTGTCTGGCCTGACGTTGAATGGCGGCAAGGACATCGTCATTGTCGCGGATAGCACGAACAGAATTACCTACGTCGACGGCGCGAGCGGCACGATAATTCTCCAGAAGCAGTTTGGCGCCCCTGTTCCGATGCCGATTCACTGCACGAATAATGGACCGTTCGTCGGGATTACCGGCACTCCAGTCATCGACTGGCCGTCGAAGACGATGTTTGCGATCGCCTACGTGGCCGGGCCACCGATAGCATACTACCTTCATGCGCTGGACCTCGAGACACTGGCGGATAAAGTCGCGCCGGTTCTTGTGACGGCGAGCCATAATCTTGACAACGGGACAGCCTACACGTTCAATGCGACGGTCGAGCGGCAACGGCCGGGATTGCTATTGCTCAATGGCGCCGTATATGCGGGGTTTGGTAGCTTCTGCGATGCCTCCGCGTCCAAGTCGCGCGGGTGGGTACTGGGATGGAAGTGGAACCCGTCAACGCCGTCCATATCGCCAATCGCAGGAAATGAACTCACGAATAAGGACGTATTTTGTCCTTCCTCCTTTCCGTGCTCGCCGAAGAATTACTTTCTGGCTTCGGTGTGGATGTCCGGCTACGGTCTCTCCAGCGATGGGACAAACGTTACGTTCGCGACTGGCAATGCCACTTCTGGGACATGGGATGGAGTGAATAGCATCCAAGAGAGTGTTGTCTCGCTCTCTTCGGACTTGAATACCGTTACAGGTCTGTTCTCTCCTGTTGCCACGACATTCACCCCAGACACGGCTACGCTTGATAACAGAGACGAAGATCTCGGCTCCGGGGGCGTTTTAACTTTGCCGCCGCTAGGCACTCATTTGCTCGCCATGATATCCGGCAAGGATGGCCGTCTGTTTCTCCTTGATCGCGCGAACCATCTGGCGATGCTCCAGTTGACGCCTGGTGGTGGCTGTTGGTGCGGCCCATCATACATTACTGATGCGAGCGGTATTGGTCACATAATTACCAGCGGCGGGGTTAGAGTCCAAAGCTGGAAGGTCTGGTTAAGTCCTCCGTCATTGATATTGGAAGGAACCACTATTATCGTATCTGGACAAGATGGGGGTTTCTTTACATCGGTATCGTGTAATTTCGGAACTGGAGGGTGCGCTGCCGGTAGCGAAGTCATCTGGGCAGTGTCACGGCCAAGAGATGGTCTGGTTCCACCAGACACGTCGGTCAATCTTTATGCATTCTCGTCTATTCCGGTGAGCGGTCACCTACCGGTTATCTATGGTCCGGTCCGGGCGGGTTCCTGGCCGGTCCAACTTTCAAACGCGAATATCGTGCCGGTGGTGTCTAATGGTAGAGTGTACGTGGCGTCGAGCAAGCAGCTAACGATATTTGGCTTGCTCGGTGGCACGACAGCCGCGCAGCCGATGCCGGCCGCGCCGGCAATGGAAACGCCATCCGGTTCGATACCGCGCCCAAAGGGAAAATTTTAGCGTTACGCGGTTAGCCATCAAGATAGCATCACCGCCAGTTATGGCGGTTTTTTATTGCCAGTGCTTGGAGACATAAATGTCTACAATTCCTGCTTCACAGATTGTCAATGTCCTTCCGAGCGTTCTAAATGCCGGTGGAAATGCGCTTAATCTCATAGGCCTTGTTCTTACGCCGTCGACGCGCGTGCCGATTGGTGCTGTGCAACCATTTCCATCGCAAACTGCTGTCTCCGCTTATTTCGGGCCGTCTTCAAAAGAGTATGCAGAATCCGTCGTTTATTTCAATGGCTATACGAATTCGACGCAAAAGCCAGGATCAATCCTATTCACACAATATAATTCAACAGCGGTCCCTGCCTATCTTCGTTCTAGCAATATCACAACTTTGGGTCTAGCCGCGATTCAGGCATTGACAGGTACGCTTATTGTTGTGGTTGATGGATATACGCATTCTGCTTCGTCTTTCAGCCTTTCTGCGGCAACTAGCTATTCCGCTGCCGCAGCGCTAATTCAGACAGCATTGACCGCAACTGAGCCTACCGAAGCCACAGTCACTGGCTCTATCGCCGCCACGACATTCTCTGTCACTGGGGCGATAAACGGGTTTATCTTGACGGTCACCGCCGTCACTTCAGGTACGATTGTCGAAGGGGCAATCATCACTGGTACTGGCGTTGTTACCGGTTCCGCGATCGGGGCGCAGATCTCTGGCACGACCGGGGGGATTGGTACCTATTTCGTCAGTTCCTCGACCTCGCAAATCGTGGCCAGTGAGACGATCTCCGGCACTTACGGGACGCTCACCGTCACTGCTGTATCTACTGGAACTCTCTCCATCGGACAGACAATCACTGGCGTTGGCGTCACCGCTGGTACGCTGCTTACGGCATTGGGAACTGGTACTGGGCTCACTGGAACATATTTCGTGAGTCCCTCGCAGACTGTTTCTAGCGAAGCGCTAACGGCCACAGCGTCACCGTTGACCGTTACATTCGATTCTGTGTCAAATGCTTTCGTCATCACCTCCGGCATATCTGGTGCGGAGTCGTCCGTGGCATTCGCGACTGGGACATTGGCAATTCCGCTTTTGATGACGGCGGCTACAGGTGCTATCCTTTCTCAGGGAGCCGAGGCGGCAACTCCATCAGCTTTTATGAATGCGCTTACTGCGAACACGACGAATTGGGCAACGTTCATGCTTGATTTCGATCCTGATTTCGGCTCTGGCAATACACAAAAACTCGCATTCTCTGCCTGGAATTCCGGGGTTACTGATGATAATTATGTCTTTGTCTGTTGGGATTCCGATATAACACCGACGATTTCCGTGCCGGCACAACAGAGCCTTGGATATTTGATTGGTTCAAGCGGCAACAATTATTCCGGGACATGCCTTGTTTATGATCCAACCGATACTGTGCATCTCGCGGCATTCATTTGCGGATACGTGGCGTCGATCAATTTTAACACCATCAATGGGCGCACGACTGCAGCATTCAGAAGCCAATCCGGTCTAGCGGCGACAGTTAGCAATCAGACTATCGCGCAAAATCTCATCGCTAACGGCTATAATTTCTATGGTGTCTATGCAACAGCGAGTCAGAATTTCACTTTCCTATACCCTGGTTCAATTTCAGGACCGTTCCAATGGCTTGATTCCTATGCCAACCAGATTTGGTTGAATAATGGATTCCAGCAAGCCTTGATGAATTTGCTCACTATTGTCTCGGCTATCCCATACACTGCATCCGGATATGCAATGATCCCGGCGGCATGTCAGACTCAGATTAATCAAGGGCTTTCCTTCGGGGCATTCCGGGCTGGGGTACCATTATCCTCGACACAGATCATCCAAGTCAATAACCAGGCTGGCGCGAAGATTGATAATATCTTGAACGCGCAAGGGTGGTATTTCCAGGTCCAGCCCGCGACCCCACAAGTCAGACAAGCGAGACAAACACCACCGTGTTTTTTCTGGTACACGGATGGCCAGAGTGTTCAAATGATTACATTGAACTCGATCGATGTTCAATAAGGAAATAATATCATGCCATCCATATCCTCAACAAATGCTGTTTTTTTGCTGAGCGTTGTGCCGCTCTATACAGTGCCACAAGTGATTCAGGGGTTCGGGCCGGATGAAATTTTGACAACAGAGCCTTTAGAGGCCGCCGAATTGCAAATGGGGATCGATGGCATTCTGTCTGCCGGCTATGTGCATGTTCCTGTTAGGCAGGTAATTACACTCTCCGCCGACTCTCCATCGAATGCGATCTTTGATAATTGGTTTTTCTCACAAACGCAAATAAACGATCTCTATTTCGCGACGGGCACAATTACACTAACGAGCATCGGGACGAAATATGCATTGACGCAAGGCGTTCTACATACTTATCCGTCGGTGACGGATGTGTCGAAGCGATTGATGCCAAGAAAATATGGGATTGCATGGCAGAGTATCGTGGCGGCTCCGATTATCGGCGCTGCTTAGGAGGACCATGGCACCGAGGGAACTTTCGATCGTCATCACTAACGAAGGCCGCGACAAAGGCAAGCGGTTTTTCATCAAGGAAATGCCTGCCACACAAGGCGAGAAATGGGCATTTCGTGCGCTCTGTGCCGCCAAGAGGGGCGGCGTTGATATCCCGGAAGAGATCTTGAGTGCCGGAATGGCAGGTGTTGCCTATATCGGAATTAAGGGCCTCTTCGCCATGCATTTCGAAGATGCTGAACCATTGATGGATGAAATGTTTGAATGTGTGACGATCCAACCTGATCCTCGCAATTTAAACATCATGCGCGGTCTAGTCGAGAGCGATATCGAGGAAATCTCAACGCGTGTTGCATTGCGCATGGAGGTAATGCAGTTACTAACGGGTTTTTCGCCGCCCGGCGACGAGTCAACTACGAACTCGGAGACGCCGGGGCGGGACTTCTCGAATATTCAAACGTCCCCGCAACCATCGGCGCCGTCATCTCCGCGGGTAAGGCAACGCTCGCGGAGCTAGACACGGTTTATGGGATACAGGATTTGTACGATTTGCTTGAAATCATCATGGTTGATGCGCATAATCGGCGGGTGCTTTCGCGTCGTGCCGTGAAGGACGAGTGACATGCAGATTGATGAACTCGTTCTGAGACTGGCAACCGACTCTACTGCCTTTGTCAAGGGGCAGAAAGAAATCACTTCTTCCATCAAGACGACCAAGGAGCAATTTAAGAAGCACGGCGACGAAGTCGAAAAGTCGGCTAAGAGCACATTTGCGCTGATTACCAAGCTCGGGATTGCCTTCACCGGAATGTATACGGCGATTTCTGCGGCCGCCGCGGTTGGCGATTTTCTGCGCAATCTCGCGCGAGTTGATACCGCTTTAGGGCTGACGGCGGCCAATCTTGGTATTTCGGCGAAGGAATTGAGCGCCTATAAGCGCGCGGCCGAGGCGGCTGGGGTGAGCGGTGATGATTTCACGGCGTCTATCCAGCGGCTCGTTGCCATTACCAAGGATTTTCAAGCGACTGGAAAGCAGCCGCCTATAGAAGCCTTTCAGGGCTGGGCAAAGATCGGCAGCGAGGGTGGCAAGGGCCTCGTCAATCTTATGGATGCCGGCAAGGATGTTAATAAGACGCTTGATCAGCTACATGCGAATCTCGCGGCGATCGCGGCGACGAAGGGCCTTCCATATGCAGTTGCGCTTGGGAAAGCGGCAGGCATCGGAGAAGGAACGGTTGATGTTCTCGCTAAGACTGATGCCGAATATCAAAAGCTGAAAAAGGACATTGCAGATCTTACACAACTGAGCGAAGCGGATGTCAAAGCGGCCGAAAAAAGAAATGCGGCATGGGAAAAATTAAAGGCTGCCGCAACGTCTGTCGGCAATACATTCATGACGAATGTTACTCCAGCGATTGTGTACTTTGATGAACAAATGACGAAGGCTCTCAAGAGCGGCCAGGATAATCTTCAGCATTTCAGCGGCCGATGGGATGACTGGTTGGAATCCTTGAAAACCTCCGGTCCTTCCATTTTGCGGGCTTTTCAAGAAGCCTTTAAGAACGCATTCGCGTGGCTTGAGGCAAAATTCAATTGGATTTGGAGCGCGATCACCGGACATCCGTTGTTCGCTGCGGAGGCGGCCGAGGCGCTTAGCGGCCAAACAGGGGCCTTTGGCGGTCCTGGGGCGTCCATTGGCGGCGGCGCAACGCCAAATGCTGGGCTGGGGCCACGCGGGCTTAGCGGAACCGGTCCTGGGCGTTCTGTGGGGCCTGGGGGAGGCGCTACTGGGCCAGCATTTGGCGGTGGCGAGACGCCCGCGGTTGGGGCATCCCAGGCGACCGGAGGTGGCCAATTATCAAGTGCCGGCGCGGCGCGCGCGCAACAATGGATGAATTTTCTGACGAATGATCCTGATTTGCACCTCACGCGCGAACAAGCAAAGGGAGTGGTAGGGAATTTTTCGCATGAGAGCGGCGGCTTTAGAGCTTATCACGAGGCCGGACAGCCAGCTAACCTAGGCGGTGTTGGAGATCCGCAATGGACCGGAACAAGACGGCGTGAATTTGAGGCTTGGGCGCGGTCACATTCGGAATATGGTCCACCGCAAGGCATCACGGCGCAACAGCAGTTTATGAAACATGAATTGCTTGGCCGGGAATCTAGATCACTTGCCGCATTAAGACGTGCTCGAACAGTTGATGAAGCGACGCGTGTCTTCGAGAGCACAAATGAACGTGCCGGCATAGTTGCGATGGGGAGCAGACTCCGTCGGGCGCATGCCGCTCCTGAACCTCAACGCACATCGAGCTTCATGCCATATGGAAATGCTGGCATTGGCGCGCGGCTTGCGGCGAATGTCAGTTATGATCATAGCCGCTCAACCGCGACGACGAATAATTCTTCTCAGCAAACCCACATTGGCGCGGTAAATGTCACTGTTCCAAATGGCGATGCGAATGCAATTGTCAGAGATTTAAAGCCGGCACTGCAAAGATCATCGTTTGCGATGCAAGGAAATTACAGCCTTGCTTAATCATTGATTGCCAGCCATTTCCTCGACTTTCGTCATAATATGGTCAAGCATTTTGCATGCTGCTGGCTTGCCAATCTCTGTAACTTTATTGTCAAAATCTCGCATGCCTCGGTCGAGGTATCCACTAGCTGTTTTTTCATCAATAATGCTACAGTCTTTCTTAGCTAATTCGAGCACAAGCAGGCTCGCGCGTCGATCAAGCCATTTACCATCTGTGCAGACCATCGAACCACGTGAAAAGATACCATCCAGAATTATGGCCTGCGTGTTGCATTCTTCCGCGCGCGCCGTTGCCGTCATTGTTGCGAGGGCGAGCGCCGCAATTATGTAGGTTTTCATTTTTGTCACTCCTCATTGTGTTCTTATGGCGTAACGACCGTGATATAAGACCAGTCCGACATAATCTCGCATTGCTTTTACGGCTTCCGGATGTGCGGTCCAATATTCACAGCTAGGCTTAACGGCTTCTATGCTGCGTTCTTCATTCCGAAGGCGATTAATGAAATTTGGAAAGTCATTGCCGCCACGAACGATGGTCGCAACGGTATCTTGATCGGTCACTAATAAATTCTCTATAATCATAGAGAGAGTTAATTGTCCTTCTGGAGGAATAATGACGTTGCATGACGTCGCGTAGCCGAGTCTCCTCGCTTCATCGAATAGTTGATCTATGCGACTGGAAGCAATTGTTTCCTGCCCTGCGGCATAAGGGTCTGCTCGTGCGATTACGGCATATAGAATGGCAAAAGCGAACGCCGCGATTATTGATTTCATGATGAAATCTCCACTGTAAAATGCATATAATCATATAATATGGAAAATGTCAATAGGGGCTAGCAAAAAAAATGGCTGCTCTGACGCTTTTGACATCTGACACATTTCAATATTTTGGGTCAGTTTTTTCCACCCAATGGGGAATCTTTGAAAATGGCATTCCAGTGGTTGCCGCAGATACTGTGGCATCAATTGAATATCGGCAGGAATGGGCCGTGGCGGATTTTCCTGTCGAGGGCGGCGGATTCGAATCCTATGACAAAGTTTATATCCCTTTCGATGTGCGGTTTCGCTTCGCGGCCGGCGGCTCAGAATCCAATCGTACTGCGCTTCTTGCCTCCATCGCTGCAATCGCCGGTAATCTAGTCCTTTATGATGCATCCTCGCCGGAAGCAACCTATCTCAATTGTAATGTCAAGCACTATGATTATCGGCGTACCTCTATCAATGGTGTTGGGCTCATAATTGTAGATGTATGGTTGACGGAAGTGCGGATCGTTGGTTCGACAACCAGCGACACTATTGCGCCAAGCGGGGTTGCGATTGGAGCAACCGCTGCGCCAGGCGGCGCGGCGCCAATCAGTGGTGGGTCCATTCAGCCAATCATACCACCATCGTCCTTGAATTTTATCACAGCAATTCCAGGGTCCTAGCATCATGTGCTTATATTATTTTATTCGTATTTTTATTCATTATCGTTGGCATGGCGGCATTCAAGGTGTCTGGCGAAATGCCTTGTGGAATGCAAGAACATATTCTCCGAGGTTCAATAAAAAATATGGAAGATTATCCAATTTACCACATATAATAGAATTTGACTGCGGGCATTGGAAAGTCGAGAAAATCGAAGAAGTGTGAATAACGGTGCTCAGCATTCCATTGCAGGCGGTTCCCTCGCAAACGATTGCCGTCCAACTCGGTGGTCAGCAATGTCAGATCAATATCTATCAACGCGCCTACGGAATTTTCTTAGATTTATCGACTATTGGAGGTGTCGTATCACCTAATACGATCGTTAATGGTCAATTATGCGAAAATCTCATTCCAATAATTCGCTATCTCTATCTTGGGTTTATCGGCGATTTTATATTTGCCGATACGCAAGGGACGAGCAATCCAGTCTATCCAATGCTTGGCACAAGGTTCCTGCTTCTCTATCTAAATCCAAGTGAAGTTCTTCAAGCGGCGGCTAATATCGCCGTTATGCCAGTGTTTACACCTCTTATCCTGCCTGCGCCAGCCATCCCATTTGTGCCAGCGGCCCCCGCGACTGGATTCCCGGAACTTATAGTGAACTTTGATATGCGTGTCGGAATTATATTGTGGTCATAAGCTGGTGCTTATATAAATGGCTTTTACCAAAAAGCTCCTAACCTATACGATTTCGTTGGTAAGTGGGGGCGGCCAGGCAGCAAATCTTTCCGGGCTTAGATCATCATGTCGGATCATTGCAGCCAGCGGTCCAAGCATGGGTCATGCCTCTGTCGCGATTTTCGGCATGACGCTTTCGCAGATGAATCAATATTCGACGATCGGTCGGCAATTTAACTATGTCAACAAAAATACGCTCACAATTATGGCCGGGGATACGAACGGCCAGTCGCTGATCTTCACTGGAACGATTATCTCGGCCTATGTCGAAGCAAGTGCGATGCCGGAAGTTGCCTTTCGGATCGAGGCGGTTGCTGGCGGGTTCGAATCCGTTATCCCAAGCATGGTCACAAGTGTTCAAGGGGCTGCGGATGTTGCGACGACAATGGGGCAGATTGCGATGGCTATGGGGTTACAATTCGAGAACAACGGCGTCATGGCGAAAGTCCAAAACCCCTATCTTTCCGGGTCCTATCGCGAACAGGCCAAGGAACTTGCGGATCAGGCCGGAATTCAATGGGTGATCGAGAAAGGCATCTTGGCGATATGGCCAACCGGAATGTCGCGTTCTGGCGGCGGAACTGCTTTCTCGCCACAGACGGGGATGGTCGGCTATCCGGCCTTTGATCAAGCTAATGTAATTATCACCAGCATTTTTGTCCCAAACTTGATAATCGGCGGAATGTTTACCGTTAAGAGCTCGCTCACCCCCGCGAACGGTTCATGGATCATTATCCGTATCGATTATGATCTCGAATCCATCACGCCATACGGCCGCTGGTTTGTTATCGTGCAAGGATGTCTGCCTGGAATGCAGCCTCCAGGGGAGCAACAATAGATGCCTGGCGGGACGGATGCCGGCCAGATCGGTATAGGCGATACCACCACAGATTACAATATTACGTCGTTTGTCGTTCGGCAAATGCTTGGGCGAATGTCGACGATGAAGCTCGGCAAGATCATCGCTGTTCACCTACCGGATAATGGGCCGCCGGGACAGGTGAAGGTGGGCGGTACGGTTGACGTGCAGCTCCTCACCAATCAGCTTGACGGGGAGGGAAAATCGACTCCGCATGGCATTGTGTATGGCATGCCCTACGTGCGCCATCAGGGAGGCACAAACGCCCACATCAACGATCCTCTGGTCGGGGACATCGGGCTAATGCACGTCTCGGATAGGGACTTATCGGCGAACATCAAGGCGCGTGGGGCGGCGAATCCTGGGTCCAGCCGCCGGTTTAGTCCGTCAGATAGCATCTGGCTGGGAGGAATCCTAAATGCGGTTCCGCAGCAGTACCAAACGTTTCTTCATGACATGAGTCACCCGCCAAAAGCGATAGGAATCCTGCATCACGACGCGAATAACAACGAGCATCGGATGGATCAGAGCGGGGTCGTCCATACGGATGCGGTGAACAACAACGTTATCTCTATGTTGAGTGGTGGCATATCCCACATTTCAAACAAGGCGAACATTGTTCAGACGGCGCTCAAGGCAATTACCCACACCGCTGGAACGTCAATCACACATACGGCTGCAAATGATCACACCATCAACGCCTCGACTCATCCCATCAACGCGATCACCAACGTCAGCAAGCTGCTCAAGGTCTCCAGCGTCGCGCAGGCCACGAATTTCATCACTGGTACGAATGGTGGAACTGGTAATCTATCAGCGCTGAAGAATTTCATTCATGCGTAGTTTCTATGTGCTCTTCCAACATTTTAACTTCGATAATGATGCGTTCTGGGAACCCTAAGCCGTCTTGTATGATACCGAGAAGGTTCTCCTCTTCTTCTCGCACTGTTCCTACCCATGGAGAGACAGTTTTATCGATAATGGTTACCATAAAAATTTTCGTTACCGACATATCGTTAATCCATGCCTAGTACGTTGACGACCTACACTGTTGTCATGCCGACCATGGACAGCGACGGAAACCCACTGACGGACGGCATTGGGTGCGGTGTTGCGTTCGACTGCAACGTGACGACGATTACCTGGACCGGGACATTCGCCCATTCGCCACCGACGAGCGTGAGTGCGGGGCAGGTGTTCAACTTCACGTGGTCTGCGACCTCAAGCTCTTGGTGGAATGCGTGATTAGAGCCATGATTCTGATTTGTCAAATTAGCCAGGGCGACTGCACGATCTGGACGGCCGAACGCCGAGAGGAAGTGGAGGTGCCAAAGACCTATTGCATGCAAGCCGCCATGCAGTATGTGGCGCAGAATATGTCCTTAACGGTACAAAATCGCATTGTTGTCATGTGTGATCATTCTGTGGCTCAATAGGTATGAATACTCTTCTTCTCTCCGATGCCTGGGATCTTACTCTTGACGATAATGGTAATATCGCTATGGCAACGGATGGTGCTGCTCTCGCACAAGACGCGGCAAGTGCAATCCGAACATTTCAGGGGGAAGTGTATTACGATACGACGCAGGGAGTCCCATTCTGGCAACATATCCTTGGCCAATCGCCACCGGTATCATTGATGAAATCATATTTCGTCGCGGCGGCCTTGACCGTCCCTGAGGTTGTAAAGGCGGTATGTTATATTCAATCGATCATTAATCGCGTTGTGAGTGGTCAGGTGCAGGTCGAAGATGCTGCCGGAACTGTTACAGCGGCGGTGTTTACGACTGGGCCTGGAGTGCAAGGGATTGAAACTGCTTAATGGCCAACACTACTAACGTCCCGCAGCCGACATTCGGCCCATTGGGGTTCATTGCACCGACCGAAGCCGCAATCCTTAATGGCGCGACGCTTGATATCAATACAGCTTTTGGCGGAAATGTCAATCCTGCTCTTACTACCCCGCAAGGTCAACTCGCGTCAAGCCTCGCCGCTATCATTGGCTTTGTCAACGACACATTTCTCTATTACACGACACAGACCGATCCAACCACTGCGCAAGGACGAATGCAGGACGCGATAGGAGAGATTTATTTCATTTATCGACTTCCTTCCCAGCCGACAATTGTATCATGCATTTGTACAGGTCTTCCTAATATTCAAATTCCGGCAGGGTCACTCGCGGTTGACACGAATGGTCTATTTTATGCTAGCGTTGCGGCGGCGACAATCGGCCTTGGCGGCACGGTAACTGTTTCCTTTGCCAATGTGCTACCAGGACCAACACCATGCCCCGCCGGCGCCCTCAATCAAATTTACAATTCAATTTCAGGCTGGGATACGATTTCTAATCCATCGGCTGGCGTTCTCGGGGTTAATGTCGAGACGCAAGCCGCGTTCGAAGCGCGGCGGCGTTTGTCCGTAGCGCAAAATTCGCTTGGTTCGCTTCCCTCTATCCTAGGGTCTGTTCTCTCTGTACCTGGCGTGCTTGATGCCTATGTAACCGAAAATACTTCAAACATATCTCAGACTATAGGCGGTGTATCGCTATTGCCAAACTCGCTTTATGTTGCCGTTGTCGGCGGGACACCAATGGCAGTTGCAACGGCGATATGGGCACATAAGGCGCCTGGTTGTGCCTATAACGGTAATACCACAGTTACGATCCAGGACACGAGTACAGGTTATGTACCGCCATATCCGACTTATTCCGTTACATTCGAAATACCGATGGCGCTACAAATCTTTATCTCTGTTATAATTGCCAATACAATTTTGGTTCCATCGAATGCCGCAAGTCTCATTCAGAATGCCATTATCGGTGCATTCGTAGGCAAGGATGGCGGACAACCAGTTGCAATCGGAACACCACTATTTTCAAGCCGGTTCTATTCAACTGTTGCGGCGCTTGGCACATGGGCACAAATTTATGAAATCACGCTTGGTTCGATTAATGCTGGGGCGGCTTCATTCACGGGATCGATTACAAGCACTCTTATGACCGTCACCGCAGTCACATCCGGAACGATCGCCGCCAATCAATATCTTGTCGATATGACAGGGCAGATCATCGCTGGCACTCTAATCCTTTCTCAAGCAAGCGGAACACCTGGCGGGATTGGGACATATAACCTCAACAATGCATTAACGGTGACAACGGAAGCTATTGTTTCTGTTGTCCCCACTTTATTCGAGGTAGTGCCGAACATCAATCAAATTCCGGCTGTATCCGCGAATAACATCATCGTGACATTTCATTAGATGTCAGGCCCTCCTTATCCGCCAGCGCCAGCCGCCGGATCGAACGCCATAGGGATCGGCGCTATAGGCAAAAGCCAGATAGGATCGATTTCTATTTTCGATGTCTGGAAAACAGTAATTTCGCAATATGCTAATTCTCCGATTCTTACGCAATTAATACAGGATTTCCAAGCATGGCTAGATCAGACGGAGAATTTCGACAACTTTTATGATGATATATGGAATGTTCTCACCGCGCACGGATATGGACTTGATGTTTGGGGCCGGATCGTCGGTGTCAATCGTGTTCTAAATATCAATATCAATAGCTGGTTTGGGTTTGCCGAATCTGCTGCGCTTAGTGGCGGTGTTGGAGTTACCGGATTCAATCAAGGTTCGTTCTTTTCCGGGCAATCTGTTCTCTCGAATTATGCCCTTGTTGATGAAACATATCGGCAAGTGATTCTTGCCAAAGCGGCATTTAATATCTCAGACGGATCGATATATGCGATTAATCGTCTAATGATGACATTGTTCCCAAATCAAGGGAACGCATATGTCACTGATGGCCCGGCGAAGATGCCATATTTCGGTTTTGCCGAATCAACTACATCCTACGGGTTCAATCAGGCGCCATTCTATAATGGTGGGCTACTTACTACTATGACTATGCAATATGTGTTCACATTTCCTTTGACTCCTGTTCAATTAGCTATCGCCCAATCCGGCGTGCTGCCTAAGCCGGTTGGCGTGCTGGCATCGGTCGTGATTATCAATCCATAGGATGCCAGATGCTCGCTGCAAATATTCCAGTCAAGGTGCAATTGCCGTTTGGCACGAATGCTGGTCCGAGCTATATCAGAAATGTTCCGATCCCTTCACAAATAGGTATTACAACCGGAGCAGCCTCGTTCAATGATGGCTTCCCTCCGTCATGTTTCCAGGCAAATGGATATCCATTCGGGCAGGACTTCAACGGTCTTTTAAGGCAAGTTACGCAATGGCTGCAATGGACGAATGCGGGCGCCCCAGTTGGGTATGATGCTACGTTCTCAACTGCGATTGGAGGCTATCCGCAAGGCGCCATCATCTCAGCAGCGATTCTTGGGAATTTTTGGTTTTGCACGATCGATAACAATCTTTCCAATCCTGATACTGGGGGCGCCGGATGGATTGGATTCAGTCCGCTTGGCCAAGCGACCAGGATTATCACGGCAAGCGGTGCATTTGCCACGAACTTAAGTGATGGCTCTCTTGGTTTCAATCGTACCTCAGGGGTGGCGATCTCAAGTACGACATTGCCCGTTTCGCCAATTGGAAAGATTTACAATTTCGAGGATCTCGCCGGTAATTTCAACCCCTTTCCAGTGACCGTGACGGCGCCTGGCGGCCAAACATTTTCTGAAGGTGCGGGGTCAATAACTTTTAACGAGAATAATCAAGCCGGGTTCGTTAGATACTACGGTAGCAATTTATGGAGCTATAAGAAGTGAGATCATTGCGCAATCTTATCTGTGCCATTCTATGGATTGTCGCGGCGGTAACCCCAGTGATGGCGCAGATGTCCGCGCAGCAGACATGGCAGCCTACGATCACCGGTACGCCGAATGCGATGGTGATCAGCATTCCCAATATTCAATCGCTCGCCGATTTGAAAGGTGTTCCGATTCGGGCCATCGCCGGGAGCGCGCCAAACACTGGGCCAACTACGGCGGCCGTCGGCGGCACGGTGGCGACTGCGATAAAAAAGCCATCAGCAAGTGGGCTTATCGCGCTTGCCGGCGGTGAAATCCCCGGCGGGACACCAGCCGGTGTATTTGAACTTGTCTATGATGGTACTGAATATGTTCTTGTTGCAGGCGGATTTCCTACATCACCGCCGCCGATCACGGTCCCGCGAACCTATTATGTTAATGCCTCGACAGGCAGTGATAGCAACAACTGTTTAACCTCCGGCACGGCGTGTCTCACCATACAGCACACTCTTTCCATTATGTCTATGTTTAATTTAAGTTGTTCAACGTCTCCGTGCGTCACTATAAGTCTCTCTGGAACATTTACTACAACTGCTATCACGCTACCGCCGATCAATGGAGCGGGGACTGTATTAATCACTGGTAATAGTAGTGCGTCTGTTACCTCGACGAGCGGGTCTACGTTCGTCGCAAACGGAGTGACCGGCTACACGCTCGATAGCATGACTCTTGCCGCAACTACAGCCTCTGGGGGCGATCTAGCGGCAGGAGTGTGGGAGATTTCATCGAGTATAACGCTCAACAACATTACATTCGGAGCTTGTCAAGGAGCCTGGGCATTCGCCAGTGGTGGAAGCATCACATTTTCTCAGGCCGTCACTATCTCTGGAGGTCTGAACACCTCGGTGGCCCCCGCCGCTGGATTCTATGAGGTTTCTGGGATCATCGGCGAATTCTCATCTCCTTTTCCGACTCTCACTATCACAACGCCAGTCACCGTGTCGATTTTTGCCTTAGCCATAAGCGGAGGATCTGAGGCCCTGCATTATGCGTCGACAACTGGGGCATCCAATGTGACCGGGCAGAAGTTCAATACACAGCTTAATGGCACCATAAATACAGCCGGAACAGGATGCACAAATTTACCTGGAAACTCGGCTGGAAGCAATACTACTGGAGGGCAATGCCAATGACTAGAATTGTTGGCGCCATACTTTCTTTCTTGCTGGCGATGGCCGTGGCCAATGCACAAACATCGCCGAACTTGATTTATGGTCAAGTCCCCACGGCGGCGCAGTGGAATTCCTATTTCGCTACGAAGCAGGATGTTCTTGGTTTTACGCCGCTGAATATTGCTGGGGGCACAATGATTGGCCCGCTTTATACGGCGTCAGCAAGCACTACAGGGACAGGATTTAACGTTGGTTGTGGCATAGCTCCTGTAGTTCCCAATAATGGCGATTTATGGTGTACGGCAGCCGGTATGTTCGCGCGGGCTGCCAATGTGACATTTCAGCTTTCTGCGGGCGGCGGGTCAACGCCGTCTGGCGCGTCAAATTTGTTCTTCATGACCCCGAATGGAACGAGCGGTTCGGCTATCTTGCGCGCGCCAGTCAGCGCTGATTTTCCATCAGGACTGACGTTTCTCTCTCCCGTGATCTCCGGTGGCACGGTGAACAATGCGGCGATCGGTTCGAGCGTTCCATCCTCGATCATAGCAACGACATTTACCTCTACAGGCGCGACGACATTCCCATCCGGCACTGCCATCGCAAATATTGGGTCTCAGACCGCCAATCTCTTTGCGATGAGCCAAAATGGTGTCACCGGAAATATGGTGTTTCGTGCGCCGGTGAGCGCGGACTTTCCAGCATCGCTATCATTGACGACACCGACGCTCATAAACCCGATAATAGCGGCTCTCCCTGGGCTATCGACTTCCGTTACGTTTCCAAGCATGTTCGCTGGGCCGGCAAGCTTTGGCATTGCGCTCCCGAGTGCGATGAATCCATGGGTAATTACTGGAACAGCTACAAGTGCCGCGACTGATAACTCCGGTGGAGTGCTTTACGTTGCTAAGACCACCGCTTACAGCACTGCTGCACTCGGTCCAGGCTCTGCTCCAGCTATTTATGGATACAATCAAGTCTCGGATGGAGTATGGGGTAACCAGCAAGGTGTTCTCGGAACTATATTAAATAATAACACGCAACACTCCCAGCCAGGAAGCACAGCAAGCGCGGCAGGTATTTACGGCGTCGGTATCATGGGCAAGACAGGGTCAACGGTTGCTTCTGCGACCTGGGGTGGAGTTGTCGCCGTATATAACACCTCTGCTCTTGCTCCCGTCAATTCCCTCATGGGGATGGAGATCGATAACTACGACAACGGTCCTGATACCAACGGCATCAGGGTTGGGCTGTTAGTGACTGGGGGGCGCCCAGTCCCTGGGGTCGGCGCCGCGAATGTCGTGTCCAATCTCGTCCTCCTTGGCTCGTTGGCGGTAAACAGCACATATGGCAATCTGGTTAATGCTGCGATCGGAACCACCACGGTCAACGGCATTGACTTAAATTCTGCAAGCATCTCTGGGTTCGCATGGATTTCGCCTGGGGCAACCATTGATGGAGCCGGGAACTTTGTCGGTAGAACATTACAGTCGAGTCTTGCTACGCAATTAATAGGCAGTTCGGTTACGTTGAATAATGGAGCAGGATCGGCGACAGGCACTCTTACAAATGCCCCTGCGGCCGGAAACCCGACGAAATGGATTGCAATAAGCGATAACGGGACCACACGACAGATTCCAGCGTGGTAAAATGGAAACGAAAATGAAAAGTAGAATCACATGTGTCTGTGCGGTGCTTATCTCTATATCTGGCGTAGGGCATGCCGCTGAGGAAAAGAAGACACTCAAACTCACCGGCGAGCAAATGACGATTATTGCTAATGGGCTTATCGCTCTCGACGGATATGATCGAATTATTAAGGACGGTGTTAGCGAGAAGACCGGGCGCGAATCCTATAAGCTTGGCGGAGGTCTTCGCCTAATCATTGGACGCGATCTTACTGCATTGCGGGCCTCCATGCAGCCGATATATGCGGCGCAAAGAGCATTGCTCTTCGAGAAATCTAATAACACTGGTGAGATCAAGCCTGGTTCGCTAGAGGAAAAACAATTCAACATGGAATCGTTTAAGATCATGCTCTCTCCATCTGAGATCGAGCTCTATCCGATCTCTACCAAGGAATTGAAGCTTGATGAAAATCCGATTCCTGGTTCCGTGCTAAGCTCTCTTGGCCTGATACTTGAAGATTGAAAGAATTTGAAACAATGACCTTTCATGAAGCGAGCCTACGCGCTCGAATGTATAAGACTGAAATGATGATGCTGGCCGGATCGATTCTGGCCGTATGTGGCTTCATTATTTTTTGTTATGGAGCGTGGTGAATATGACAATGTATGATTTCTTCGTGGCATTTCTCTTCACATCGGCATTTCTTGAGATCCTAAGCCTTGACAATATTCCACTCTGGCCATGTAATTTTTTCGCGGATCGATCATGACTCGCAAAGCTGTACGCGGCCTGCAGGATGGAATGCTTGCATGGTATCAAAGCCAAGCCGTGCTTTCCGATGCCACTATAGAGCGTAGGCTCGACAAAGAGCCGTTCGATTTTCGATGGCATACAGAAGTCAGGCCTGACGTAGGTGCCATCCGGCCAGTGATTCTCGCTACGCCTCGACCAGGGAAATCGACTCGCTGATATGGCAGTTAATATTGTTCAGCAGCAATTCCGTCTAAGAACGGATTCTGCCGACGTGAATTCTGCGGCGACGTTCGGTGCGGCATTAAACGCTAATTTCAATTGGGATACTACCATATTCCGGCTCAGATTTACAGTAGCGAACATCGGGACCACATCGTCTGGTGCAACTGCCTGTTATTTATATGCTAGTCGTAATGGCGGCGCGTATGCCGCTGTAAACACATCAACAACTTTTGTTATTACAACAGACGCGACGGCAGGTGCTTCAACGAACAATGAAGTCATAACCAGTGCGCAGTTACCAGCTGGAACGGGGACATTCAGCAGTATCGGAGAATATAATTATAGCGGCATCACGACGACGCTTGCTATAGTGATGGGTACTTATATCGAACTGGAGTTCGGCATACAATTCACATTATCCGCTGTG